TGGTCGCAGCCAATCACGAAATCGTGAATGGACGCCACTACCAGGGCGTGCTATCGATAGCGAACCGGCATTCCGCCGCCCAACTCTTAGGAGCTTCACATGGGTATCATCCTCCAAGATCTCAACAACAAATCCCAGGCCGAGTTGCTTGAGATCATCGCCAACATGCGTAAATCCTCATCCTCCAAGCTCACTCTCAAGGTCTCCGAGAAAGGCGCACTATCCGTCTACGGTATGGGTCGCTGGCCTATCACTCTCTACCGCGCCCAATGGGAACGCCTCTTCGCCAATCGCGAGGCGGTCGAGGCGTTCATCGCCGCCAACGCTGACCGCCTAGCCACCAAGCCTGACTGACCACGCTAGGCTAGGGCGCACCATGCCCTAGCTTCGCCCTTCCCTCCCTGTAACATTCTTGCAACACCTACGGCCCTGGCCCACCCCCAGGGCCAAAATTTTGCCTTCCGCCCGCCCCAGGAGCCCTTCTCAGAATATAATAGCATTTTTGCGTTTTGGATTGATCCCCCCAGCAAAAATATTATTTTTGAGTTTTTGAATTCTGCCAGTTTAGAATTGCAATTAGTACTTGACTTTATACGATTTTAGGAACACTATTATAGTGATAATGGGAAATCTTATGGAAAATCCCCTCGACATCGGCTCGATTCTGAAACCCGGCGTTTACCTGCTCAAGCAAGGTCGCCGAGTGGTTTTTGTTGCTCGGGCCAGGTGCTTGCTGATGAGTCTAGCGGCCCAGCGATCGGCACTGAGTGGGCCCTCTTTGCCGGAATGGTTCCCCATTAAGCGAATCCCATTCGACGGGATCGAAGTGATCCCCACTAACTATCCTCGCGCTGCTTTGCTGGTGGAAGCTCTCATCGAACTCCACCAGCCTTTGTATAACAACACCCGCACACAGATCAAGAAGACCGACAAAGAGGGGCCGCCCCCGATCGATCAAACTCAACTGGTCCGCCGCCTATGACCGACTACGCCGCCGCCAAGAGATCCATTCAATACCGCAACCCCCGCTCCCCGGTGGTGAAGTCGGTCCGCGACCTAGTCCCCGCCGATCTCGAAGAACTTCGCAAACCCACCACCAAGTACCAAGTCATGAAGCTTCGTGACTCCCATCACATGGTCGCCCGCTATCTCGCCCTGGGCAAGACCAGCAAGGAAACCGCCGAACTTACCGGCTACTCCCAACAGCGAATCGTCATCCTCAAGCAAGACCCCAGCTTCATCGAACTCATCACTCGCTATCGGGCCGAGGTCCACGAGAACTGGCGTGAACATGTCGATGCCCTCGCTGAGATCGCCACTTCCAACATGCTCAAGGCCGAGCGCCACATCGCCGATCAACTGGACGCGGCCGACGAAGTTGGCTCAGTGATCCCCCTCCGCGACCTCTCCCGGATCACCGCCGATCGCATGGACCGTTTCGGCTATGGCAAACACACCACCTCCACCAACATCAATGTCGGCTTCGCTGCTCGGCTAGAGCGGGCTATCCAACGTAGCCGCCAAATCGAGGACCAATCCGAATGAACCTGCGCTGGCTCGCCACCATCTTCTTGCTGGGATTGGCTCCAGCATCAGCACAAACCTTTGGCTCCCCACAATACGTAGTCACAGCCTACAAATATGCCCATATCACCACCGACACAACGACCCTCGTCAAGTCCGGCGGTGGTCTTCTACATACAATCTGTGTCAATACCCCGGCCGCAACCGAGACCATCACCATTGATGACGCTCTAACCGCAACCAACCCCACCATCGCCGTCATCACTCTCTACGCCTCTACCAACCCCTGCTTTACTCTCGACATCAATTTCACTGTTGGCCTAACCATTGTCACAGGTACAGCTGCGGGTGACATCACCATTTCCTACTACTGAGGCCGGCCATGAACAGGCTCCTTACCACCTACACCGTCGGTGCAGTTCCAGCTGCTGGCCCCTTCACTGCCAGCCACACGGTTAAAGTCATGTGTATGGCTTACTAACCATGAACGACGAACTCCTCGCTTGGCTTGCATCGGTTCAGAATGACCCCTACGCCTTCACCATGGGCGCCTACCCATGGGGCGAGAAAGGCACGCCGCTTGAGAACTTCGATGGCCCAGACGACTGGTCCAAGCAACTATTCGCCGACATCAAAGCCGGCCTCATCGACTGGAACACTGCGATCCAAATCGCAACCGCCAGTGGCCATGGCATCGGCAAATCAGCGACGGTGGCCTGGATTGTCCTCTGGGCCTTCTGCACCTTCCCCGACTGCCGCGGCATGATCACCGCCAATACCGAAACCCAGTTAAAGACGAAGACCTGGTCTGAAATCGGTAAGTGGTACAACCTCTGCTTCTTCACCCGCGAACACTTCACCCTAACCGCCACGGCTCTATTCTCCAAGGACTCCGATCGCGCCCAGACATGGCGCATCGACATGATCCCCTGGTCCGAGAAGAACCCGGCCGCCTTCGCTGGCATGCACAACCAAGGCAAACGCCTAATCATCATCTTCGACGAAGGCTCTGAAATCGCCGACATCATCTACGAAACCGCCATGGGCGCCATGTCCGATAAGGACACCCAGATCATCTTCCTAATCTTCGGCAATCCCACCCGTAACATCGGCTACTTCCGTGAATGTTTCGACGGTGGCCGGTTCGCCGCGATGTGGAAACACCGCCAGATCGACAGTCGCACTGTCAAGATCACCAACAAGAAATACATCAATCAACAAATCAAAGCCTACGGCGGCGAAGACAACGACATCGTTCGTGTCCGCTGGCTCGGCCAGTTCCCCCTCAAGGGCCTAATGGAGTTCTTCTCAGCCCTCGAGATTGACGAAGCCATGAGCCGAGAAGCGCCCTATGTCGGACGCGAGACCCCACTCGCCATTGGTGTCGACGTCGCTCGCTTCGGTCAAAACAACTCCGTTATCTTCCCCCGCAAGGGCCGAGACGCCCGTACCATTGAACGTCGATCCTACAACGGCCTCTCGACTGTGGAACTCTCCAACAAAGTCTTCGAGGTCTTCCACGAATACCGCCCCGATGGAATCTTCATCGACGAAGGCGGTGTCGGTGGTGGCGTCGTCGACATCTGTCGCGAGAAACGCCTCTGGGTCCTCGGTGTCCAGTTCGGCGGCAAAGACGACATCTCCGGCATAACCTTCGACACCTCAGGTGAAAAGTACGCCAACAAGCGCGCCGCTATGTACGGTGCGATTCGCGCCTGGCTCAAGACCGGCGCACTCCCGCCTGATCCCAATCTTAAAACTGCAATGCTAGCAATCCGCTACACTGTCCCCGAGAAGTCTGGCGCAATCCAACTAGTCTCCAAAGATGACCTTCTCGCCGACAATCCTGGCCTAGTCCTCGACGACCTCGACGCCTTGGCCCTTACCTTCGGTGGCCCGCTCGCAGCCAACGCCAATGCCGGCGGCGACTTCCCACATGAAAACCTCGTCATCTCCGAATGGAATCCATTCTCCCCCGAACGAATGGTGGCTTAACCATGGTCGATCCAGTCACTCTCGGTGCAATTGGTACTTCAGTTGCCGGACTCTTTGGCAGCACTGTCACAGGAACTGCCGCAACCGCTCTTGGCGCTGGCGTTGCTGGTGTGGGCGCCCTTGGCGGTGCCGCAGCTTTATCATCCATAAACAAGTCTGGAGGCTCCTCAACAACTGTCAACATGCCAGCCGCTGCCCCACCAGTCCAAAACCCAGTCGGCAGTCAGACCTCCAATACTTCCTCCGGCGTCAGCCCCAGCTTCCTCGCTGCCGCAGCAACACCCCAGGCCAACCAGACCGCTGGCACCCGCTCTTTGTTGGGACAATAACTCATGGTCAGTCCCATTATCAAAACAGTCGATTCGCTGCTCGGTATCAATACCTCAGCCCCAACTGCTACCCCAACTGCTACCCCAGCCGCCGCTCCCGCTGCATCCTCACCGATCGGCACCCGTACCGGTACCTCAGCTGCCGGTCCCAGTTTCCTAGCCAGTGCCGCCGCCGCCTCCACCAACAATCTCGCTGGCGGCAAATCTCTATTAGGACAATAACCCTTGATCATCACCGCTCGCCGTGGCCAAGCTCAGCCCCAAGCCCAACAACCCAGCCCACCGCCGCCCAATGGCGTGTACGTCGCTATGGCAGCTGCGCAGATGAACTCCGAGGGCCGCCTATTCAAACCCGCCGACGGCAGCATCGGTGACAAGATGAACTCCATTCCTGAATCCGCCCAATCCCCAGTGAGGGTCTAATGTCCGAAGGTGCTATTGTAATTATCATCGGCCAAGTCATCACCCTTATTGGCATCATCATCAATGCCTTCACATGCATACGCAACGGCAATAAACTCACCGAACTCCATCTCAGCGTTAACTCTCGCCTCGACAAACTCGTCAGCGCCGAGAAGGGCTTATCCTTCTCCGAAGGGGTGGTCAAAGGCACAGCCGATGAGCGCCAAAATCCCAGGGAGCCTAAGTCCTGATGGCCAACCAGCGTAAGCCCACCGATCTAGCCTTACTAAACTATAGCCAAGGCCGGCTGATGGGTCTTCGTGTCAATCGCTACAGCTGGTGGGTACACTGGCGCGAGTTAGCCGATTACTTTCTCCCCCGGAGATACAAATGGATCATCACCCCCAACCAAATGGCCCGAGGCGCACCCATCAACCAGCACATCCTGGATTCTTCGGGCTGCATCTTCGCGGCTCGACTGAGTGCAGGGCTAGTCTCCGGCAAGTCCTCGCCGACCTCTCCATGGATTCGATTGAAGGTTGGCCGGTTGGATTCAACCAAGACCTCGCCGATCAGCCTATGGCTAGCCGAGTGCGAACGCCTTTTGTACTTGATCTTTGCTGAGTCGAACTTCTACAACGCTATCGCTGTATTCTATCACGATCTAGTAATCTTCGGTACCGCAGCCCTCTTGATCTACGAAGATTTCAAATCTGTCATCAACTGCATCAACCCCTGTCTCGGCGAATACTACGTTGACATCGACGGCAACTACCGCCCCTGTGTTTTCTACCGCGAGTTCACCTGGACCGTCGCCGCTACCGTGCAATACTTCGGCCGCGAGAACTGCGACGGCTCCATCTTACAACTATACGACGATCCCTCAGGCGCCAATCTCACCCGCGAAATCATCATCGCCCATTCCATCGAGCCTAACAACGATGGCCGTGCAGCTGAGTTTGGCTTTTCCAAGGACTTCGCCTATCGCGAAGCCTACTGGGTCTGGGGCGGCTCCACCAGTCCCCAGGGCGGTGTCAATCTACCGCCGACCTTCCTTCGTCGAGCCGGCTACTATGAAAAGATGGCCATCATCGGCCGCTGGGACTTGGTGTCCAACGACGCCTACGGCCGATCGCCAGCCATGGACGGCCTCCCCGACCAAAAGCAAATTCAACTCGAGACCCGACGCAAAGCCCAAGCCATCGACAAGATGGTCAACCCTCCGCTGGTGGCCGACGTTCAACTCAAGAACCAACCCGCCAACCTCACTCCCGGCGGTATAACCTATGTCTCAGGCTTCTCCCAGGGCGGTAAGCCTGGGTTTGCTTCGGTCTATGAATCCAAGTTCCCAGTCCAAGAAATCACCGCTGACCTCGAGATGGTCAAGCAGCGATTAAGCCAGGTCTTCTTCAATGACATCCTTCGTGTGGCTAGCCAATATGAAACTCGCAGCAATGTTACCGCAGTCGAGTGGGACCTCCGTAAGTCGGAATCACTCGTTATGCTCGGTCCGGTCCTCGAACGAATCGATGACGAGGTCCTTAAGCCCATTGTGGAACGAGTCTTCGCTATCGCCAATCGAGCCGGAATCCTTCCACCACCTCCATCAGAAATCCAAGGCCATATGCTAAACATCGAGTTCGTCTCGATGCTCGCCCAAGCCCAGAAGGCCACAGCAGCTGCTGGCATCGAGAGGCTACTCCAGTTGACCGGCGGCTTGGTTGGAGTAAAGCCCGAAGTCATGGATAACATCAACACCGACGAAGCCATTGATCAATACTCCAGCCTGCTCAACAATAGTCCGAAGATCATCCGCAGCCCCGAAGAACTCGCGCAGATCCGCCAACAACGTGCCCAGCAACAGCAGCAAGCCCAACAAGCCCAGATCGCTCAGCAACTCTCTCAAGGTGCCAAGAACCTATCCAGCACCGACGTTGGTGGCGGCCAGAACGCCCTCCAGGCCATGCTGGGTCAGGGCGGGGGCCAAGGCCAATGATAGACCTAGTCTCTAGTTGCATAGTCATTGCCATTCTAATCGCCATCGGTCTCATAATAACCAACTGGGATCCAGACTAATGTCAAACGTCATCGGCCTTAATGGAATAACACCGCCCGAACCCAACGGGGCAAATCCAGACATTGTCGAGATTCTTGAGCAGCAGCTTGATAAAGCTCGCTCTGGCGATCTGCAAGCCATAGGTATAATAACTGTATGCCGTGGTGACCACGTTTTTACATTGAGCCGTGGCTATGGCAAGAAACACATTCTTGTTGCTGGCTGCGAATATCTTAAACACGATTTGTGTGCACAATAATGTACGACGCCTCCAACCGCAAAGACATCCGCGAAGCCGAAAAAGCCGCTGCCCGTATCGAGCGTGACCGAATCGAATTCCTCACAGCTGCCCTCAGCACTGTCCAGGGTAGGACGTGGTTCTATCGCTTCCTCGAAGACAGTCATCTGTTCTCGGACCCATTCTCCGGCGACCCCTATCGGGAAGCCTACCTCAAAGGCGAACGCAACGTCGGGCTCCGTATCTTCGCCGAAATCTCCCAGCACTGCCCCAACCAGTACATTCAAATGATAAAGGAAGCCAATGAACGACTCAGTCTCACCACCGCCCGCAGCGAATACCGAAGCGGCCAGAACTCCGGACGGGACCTTGAAGGACGCAGCCCCTCCAGTGACTCAGACCCAGACGGAGTCGAACCCGAGTTCGACCTCTACGACCCCGAGCCAACCCAATGACACAACCACTCAACCCACCGGCGGCGCCCCAGACAAATACGACTTCAAGCCCCCGCAGGGTACAGCGCTTGATGACACCGTCATCGCCGCCGCCACTCCCATCTTCCGAGAACTTGGTCTCTCACAAGCTGCTGCCGACAAACTCG